AATCAAACCCCAGCCACCAGACATCATCCGGCTCGCCCGGCTTGGGTACATGACAGATATGGCCCTGGCAGTGATCGGAATAGGTCAGACCCCCATGCACCCGAAGCACGGAACCAGCCGAGTGATCGCAGTATCCATCCTTCGCGGATTTTTTGCAAGCGGGTTTCCGGGCGCAGCGGTTGTAATCAATTCCGTAAAACCGGTGCCCCGACGGAACGGCAACATACCCGCACCAGTTCCCCATGGGCGTTCGGGTCATGAGACAGGGAAACCCTAAATGCTCCCACTCGATTCGGTCGGGCTCGTCCTGCCAGGGGCCAGGCCCCCATTTTGATTTATCGATCGCGATTTCTTTCATCTAAGATTCAAAATTATAGATCAGCGCGGTTTTTTTCTTTGTCCTGATTAGCGGCTCATTGCCTGCCATCGTCCAGGCTTCCAATTCCTGACGGTTAAACTTTAGCAGGCGGCCGACTTTACGGAAAGGAATTTTCTTTTTGCACGTCCAGCCATAGATGGAAGACTGGGCAACGCCGAGGTAGGCTGCCGCCTCGGATAGGGTCATAAGTTTATCCATGATGAAAAGTTTGCGGGGGTGGGAGTTGAACCCACTGTCTCTAGGTTATGAGCCTAGCAAGATACCGTTTCTCTACCCCGCGAATAAGTTTAGGCGGCCTGGTATATTCTGCGCTCGATCGGCTTGCGGTACAGTGTGGCCGCGGCGACCGGCTTCACATCGGGAATATAGATCGGCCGTGACCGTGGAAGTAAAACAAATTTCACCGTATTAAAATGAATTCGGCGCAAGTTGTCCACATGGCGATTGGTTCGGTCGCCATCGGCAAAAAATACTCTGTCCCCTTCTACAATCTTGACCCCAGCCTTTGTAAGCAAGTAAGCTCCTAAGCCTTGCCATTTATTCTCGGCGACCTTTACTTTCACGTACCCATTTTTATTTTCCACCTGACTGTTAACCGGATAGCGGTGCATCCGAGGATAGGTCTTCATCGCTTTTTAGTTCCTTTCGTGAACGGCATTCGTAAGTAGCTGGACTCTTTCCATGACGTGAGGTTCCCGGCGAGCGCGTTTGATGAGGGTCGAGGTAGACGGCGGGGCCAGTCCGAGAAGGTTCGCCAGGTGCGTCACTTTAAGTTGGCATTCATTATGTCCCACATAAACAAATGCTTTTTTCGTGGTTGACAGCTCGGGGTTTTGTTTTTTGGATCCGTTCAATTTGACCTGCAAATCTTTTAAGCTTACCCCGAATAAGGCATGGGTCAGTTTTAAAAGTCTTTGCGTTTGAGTGGTCTCTTCGACCCCGTTTAATTTCTTTGGCTGCGGGGAAGAGCTTCCATTCCCATTTCCATTTTGCACACTTCGATGTTTGATCTTGTACCTTCTATAGGGCGTGACGACAAAGGCTTTGGCTTTATCCGAAAATGCAATCTTCCAATTCAGCTGTTCGCGCACGAGTCCGACATTAATTCCGCTACAGATCCGAGCGATCAAATTTTCATCGAGTTTCGGACCTTTGGAATTTTTGGCGGGTGCAAACAGGAAGGATTCATCTCCAGGCATACTCTTAATTTTTGCGATGACTTGTTGGCGGATGGCTTCGTATCGGGAGCGGTATTTGGCGGGGACCAGATCGGCGACTTGATCGAGTTTGATACTTTGAAACTCAAACTCTAAGACAGGCTCGACTTTTTTGACCATGGGGTGGCCTCCTCTCACATGGTCGGAAATGTATCATTTAGTAATACTCTATGTAAAGTAGTTTATTTCTTCAGCAGGCGGGCAGCTTCACCGTCGAGGACTTGTCGCATCCAGGCATTGAAAAATCGGGGATTTCCGGGAAATACCTTCAGCGCCGCCTCTTTCCAGCGGGCCAAGCGTTCGGATCCGATCGGCTCATTGCCGAGGGGAAAGGTCCAGCGAATTTGTTTGCGGACTTTGGTGATCATTATTTTACCTTCAGGGCACGAATGCCCCAGGCGATACGCTTCAAAAGTTTTTTCTCATAGCGGTTAATCGTGTAGCGATCGACAGACTCGCAATGCACCGCAGCCCGCTCATAGGCGGCGTTCACTTGTTTCAGGACTTGCCTTTCGCAAAGTGCGTTATATTTTTTATCCAGCTCGCGGATGGTTTTGGCTCGGAGGAGATGCTTTTCATGGTCGAGCCGGGTCACGTCATTATTGAGCCGGGTGATCTCCTCTTTCAAAAGGATCTCGGATGTTTTGTCCATATCGTCCTTTATCAGATAAAGTCTAGCGGCTCCTGTCAACCCAGCGGGCGCAGCTGGGGACGCCGCCGCGAACCAGGATTGCTTGGACCCAGAACGTCGTCGAGACGGGCCCCGAACAGAGGAAACTGACGCCGCACCCAGAGACGAGGAAGATCATTAGGGTGCCTTCGGTTTGGAGCCGATGCTCAATGCCTTGTCCGCGACTTTGGAAACCCCTTCGAAGATCCTGAAGAGACCTTTAAACCAATAGTAGACCAGGGCGCAGGCTGCCCCCACGGCTGCGACGACGATCCCGAAGGCAACGGCCAGCAGCGCCGCGGCCACGGGGGCCAGTGCTACTCCGACGGCAACCAAGATAATTAATTTCATACGCGCCTCCTTAGTCGTGGCTCTTCAAATACATTCGGACGGAAACCCCGAGCTTCCCGCCGGTCATCCGGTGGCCTGCGGTCTCGATGACCTGCGGGCCGCCGTTGATGTTGACCGTCAACCAGCCCGTAACGGGAACGCGCAAGTCGGCATTGTATTCCGTCTGCGCGAATCCGAAAAAGTTATGGTGCGTGGCTCCGGTGGGTCCGTTCGAATCGTCCGACGTGTAGGTTTTGCTGACCGTGCGCTCCCAGCCTAAACCGATCGAGGTAAAGTGATCGGGATTAGTGGGGCAATTGCCCAGCTCGGCGAAGGCCGCCGTCGAGGCCAGTAGCAAGGTCAGACAGATCGGCCAGTGTAGGGTTTTCATAGAGTCTCCTTTTCGTCGTGTGAACCATCGGACGGCAGAACGGCCTGGATCCTGGGGATGCCGCCTTTTTCGAGGATGGCGTCGACCCATTGCAAGACGGATGCTTTATCGTGGCAATAGGCACTGATACCGGCTCCGGTGACGAGATACGTCGACATGATGGGCTCTCCTAGGGACTGTCTGGCTACACTCCAGTATATAGGATAATATAGGATAAGTCAAGGGGAAAGCCTCCCACCGACGACGATTTGACATCTTTCAGAATCTGGGTGTAAGATCCGGCCCGCGTCCCCTCTCCGCCGGGGCCAAGCGCTCCAGGGGAGGTTTATGTCCTATCTCAATTGTAGTCGTTTTTCCCACCGCCAGATCTTCGATTTTAGGCCCCTAAAAGTGTCCCAGCGTGTCAGAGTATGCCACGGTATGTCCTTATGAGTAAACTCCCTTTCATTCTGTTCCATCCGTCGGACTGGTTGCGCGATACCGGGGGACTTTCGCCGCTCGCCAAGGCCGCCTGGATCGATATTTTATGCTACGCCTGGAATGAACCGGAGCGGGGAGTTTTCACGCGCTCGCGGGAGGCCTTTTGCAGCCTACTTAGGATCCCCGCCGCGGACTTTGTTTCGGTCATTTCGGAGCTCGCCACCGTGGCGAGCGTAACGGCCAGTAACGAAAAAGTAACGGTCATGTCACGCAGGATGATGGCGCTCGAAAAACGTTATAAACAGAATGCAATTCGCCAAGCTCGCTTTAGAAGTAACGCCCAAAGTAACGCTCCCGTAACGCACAAGACGTTAGAAGAAAGAAAAGAAAAAGAAAAAGAAGTAAGAAAAGACGTTGCAGAAAAGAACGAAGAAAACGAAAAAGAAAAGAACCCCCTACCGGCAGGCCCAGCTCCAGCTCATCCCAAGGGGCTTTCGCTGGGCCCTCCCAGCACACCCACACCCCAAAAACCCAAAGGCGCTTTTAAGCCGGTCACCCCAGGCCACGATTCGAATTGCACCTGCGAATTCTGTTTTGTGAAGGTCGTTAAGGCCTGGGACTTTTAGCCCATTTCCGTTACATGAAATAGTATTTCTTGACATCTTCGCGAATGTGGGTTACTGTTCGGCCCATGGCGCGACTCCCCACGCAAGCAGCAGCCCTCCCCACCGGCGATTCGTTTTCGCCCAAATCCAGTTTTATCGAGCAAGCGGCGTATAAGGCCGACGACAAAAAATTGACGCTGACGTTTAAGAATGGCTCGCAGTATGTCTATCAAGACGTACCTGCCTCGACGTGGTTGAACTTCCAGCAGTCCCCCGATCACTCCAGCTTTTACGCCAACGCGATTAAAAAGACGATGCAAGCGACGCCGATCAAATCGGCCGCCGTCGGACAGCCCAGATCCCAGCCCCTACAAAAAATAAAACACGAAAGGACGCTCGAGAGTTATGGAAATACTCAAAGACGCGGCATCGAACGGATCACAAAACGCGCCGGGCTCGACACAAAAGAACCCGGCACCGTCCCAGCCAGCCTCTACAGCCGCTAACGATCGCGACACGATCAAAGGGCTCCTGGCGGAAGCGCGGGCCACGCGCACCGTGCTAGAAGATTTTGAATTAGCGATTAAGAATGGCACTTTTCATGGACGCGAGATGATGGCGATTGCCAAAGGCATTAGTTTTGTCGAGGCGATTCTCAGTCAGAATAAGGCGCACGTCGATAACTTGCAGCAACGCCTCTCCGCCGGAGCCAAAGCGTGAGTGCTAAAGAGAATGGCTCCTCGGCAACCAGCGAAATCCCCGTCGCTAAAACCCCCCTGCCCCTGCACGATCTGGTCTATATCTTCAAAGTCTCTCGCCGGGCCAATCCCGTTGAATTTAAAAATCTCTGGCAGCTGGTGGTGAAAACGCCCAGCGACCCGAATCCGATTGAACTCGTCGACGCGGACTCGCTCTCGACGGTCATCGCCAAAATCGGTCTGGTGTTTGAGGAGGACGGTCTATGAGAAAACTCATCGCCTGGTTAAATGCCCGATTTCCCGTGCAGCTGGTGGTGACGCGAGAGGAATATAAAAGCCTGCGCGAAGAACTCGCCCAGTACAACGTCATCATTCAAAACATGAATGCCCTGAATAATCGCCTGGTCGACATCGAGCGCCAGGTGAAGCAGCTCAATAACGCCAACGGATTTATTTCGAATGTCAAAGGACAATTCAATCTTGAACGTTAAGGCCGATATCGCGCATCTGAAGTGGCCCCAGAATCGCTTGCAGCTGGCTTTACTTTCGATTCCAGCGTTTCAAGAGTGGTACGCGGCCCAGAGCCCCCGCGAAATGATTTTCCTGGGCCAGGATCCTGATTTCAAACATTTTCTGTTTTGGAACTATACGCTGCGCGTGAAGATTTTAAGAAGCCTACTCAAAATGAAACGGATGTTTGGCGGCGTCTTTGCGAATGCGTCGGATCCTCGGGTGATTTCGTGAACGGTCAGAAAAATCTATCGCAATTAACGCTTTCGCAGATCGAAGAGAGAGGCCTGACGCACCTCTTGAATCGCCCGAAAGTGCGGAAAGCAGGGCCCGGTAGACCGAAAGAAAAGCTCAATAAACGTAATCAATTCTCACTGACCTACTGGTTTCGGCTGATTGAAAAAGACTTTAAGAAAATGCGCCCCGCCCAGCGCTGCCGAATCGCGCTGGAATGTTGGAAGGTGTTGATAAACAAGGCAAACAGCATCCCGTCGGATCCTGAAGAATCGAAGCTTAATGCCGATGAGGCGATGGGCATTCTGAAGGACGTAGAAAATAATGGGAAAACTTCTACAACTACAGTCGAATCGGATAAGGAACCGGTGATGGTCCGGCCGAACCCGACGACTGAAAAGACGATTGAGATGGGGAAGGTGCTTTCGTGAATGCGACGCCGAAAATTTGGGGAATTTGTGAGCGCTCCGACGGTGGACCCGTCGGTCGACGGCCAGCTGCCCCGCCCGTGCCCCGCGCTCGACTGGATCCTCGACGGTGCCGCCCTCTCCTGACGGAGGAGACGGCCGGTGGGTACCGGCCGGTCGACCGGCGATGCTATCCCTCTTTTCCGTCGGACGATTTAGTTTTAGGCTTTAATATAACCCCCTCCCCCTTTTATCCCCCGACGGTGACGCGATGAATTCTGCGACCTTACTAAAAGCCTCCGGCGTGATCTTAGTCTGCGTCGGAATTCATTTTGGGTTAAGTGGACTGCTGCCCTTGATTGTCTTCGGGGCGGGCCTAATGATGATCGTTTTATGACGGATCTAGCCCGACTCTGCCCCTGCGGCGAGACGCCTCCGCACACGATCGGCTGGTGTGAAGCGCTGCACAAATCGAAGGGGAAGACGCTGATTTATTCATCGCGAAAAGATCCCAAGTTAAAACCCGAGAAGCGTTTTTTAAAGGCGTCTTTGATTTTGCGGAAGGACGCCAAAGAATGAAACTGAATTTTGCGGAAGAAAAATATAAGGACGTCCATCGCCTGGCCTGGACGATCGGGCGCTTAGATTATCGGCTGCGGGAGAGTCAAAAGCAGATTAAGCAGGCCTGGGTGAGATCGCAAGCGACCAGTCGGAAGTTCTACATCAACTCGACGCGGCGCTTAGGGAAGAGCAGCTTTTTATTGCATCTCATGGTCGAGCAGTGCATTAAGAAGGCGAAGAGTCGGTGGGCGTTTTTTGCGCCGGTGAAGGACGGGTTACTTGATTACATCGAGCCGATCATCCAGGAAACGCTTAGGTGGTGCCCTGACGATCTGCGTCCTAAGTTTGACAAGCAGCGTTTTATGTTTTCGTTTGGGAACGGGTCCAGCATTTTATTTAGGGGCTCTAATAATCAGCAGCATCGCATACGGCGCGGCCTTGATCTTGACGGTGCGGGCGTTGATGAGGGGCGGGACGTAGATGACCTCAAAGATTTGATTGACTCGGTGATCTTCCCGGCATTGTTTTCGTCCGACGGATACCTGCTGCTATCCTCGACGCCAGCCGATACCTACTCCCACGATCTCTATCACTATTACCAGCTGGCCCAGGCGGAGGGATGGCTCTACGAGTGTGATATTGACCAGGCGGCGCGGCTCGATCCCGAGGATTTTCCCGTGGAAAGGATCGCCGAGTGGAAAAAGGAAACGCAGCGCGAGGACGTCTGGGAGCGCGAGTACAAGTGCAAATGGATTATCGATAGTACGCGGGTCGCGGTCCCGGAATGGCGGAACGCCTACTGCAAGGGCTACTACAAAGATATTTTCTACCCGTTCTATCACCACTATATCGGGATCGACTGGGGTAGTAAGGATTTTACGGCCTTGGTATTTGCCACCTGGGATTTCAAGCGGGCGAAACTGGTGGTCGAAGGCGAGCTGACCTTTAGCGGAACGGAAGTGCGGTCGGACAAGATCGCCGCGGCCATTACGATGCTGCGCTTAAAGCTCTGGGGCGAGGATGCCGAGATTTATAAAACGATTTCGGATTCGGCCGACCCGATTCTGATTAATGAATTAAACGCCCACGCCGGAATGAACTGCATCCCCGTCTACAAAGAACGGTCGCTCGAGGCGATGCTCAATCAATTCCGCATTTTAGTCGCCGCCGAGAAGATTGAAGTCTCGCCCAAATGCGCGATGGTGCTTTCGAATCTCACCTCGGCCGTCTGGGATAAGACGCGGACGATGCTCGATAAGGATCCCTACAACCACCATTTCGACCATTTGATGGCGCTGGTCTATTTGACCCGTGGCCTGGTGCCGAATGAAAACCCGATCCCGAAGGATTTCGGCGTGGATGGCACCCGCATTATTGATCTGAATTTTGACACGAAGAAAAGCTCTGAAGGGGCCAAAGCCTTAGAGGAAGCTTATTCGAAAGTCAATCGCTCGCGACGGATGCGGGCCGCTTAGAGGAGGACTCCATGGCGCAACTCTCGACGTGTGCGGAAGAGACCAACGTGTGCAGCATTTGTGGACGCAGTGCCCCGCAGAATGTGGCGGCCAATCGCTGCAAGTTTGCGGCCCAGGCCGCGGGGAGTTTTAGCTATATCCAAGCCGCGCAGGAAGAACGCGCTGCCGGGCCCCACGTCCTATGACGCAGATTCTGATTTGTGACGACAAAGTAATCAAGCTCGAGGATAACCCAGGGGGATCCCAAACCTGGCTCTTAGACGATGACGACGACGGCAATCCCGTCTGGGTAGAAATCAAACACAAAGCGGAGGAGAAATAAATGCCGAATTATTCTGAAAGTTTAATCCCGAATGCCCGAGCCGCCAAAGACGCCTCGAGCACCGGAGCCTCGACGCAGACGGCGCTGGTGGTTTTAGCGGTGCGTGCCATTGCCGCGGCCTGCGCCACGGGGGCGTACACGGCGGTGTTTTCCATCTCCGGGGCAAGTTCCTTGGACCTGCAATACATTTTGGAAGTGTTGCATACCGGCGGATATCAAACGTCGATAACGACGACTAACTTAACCGTCACATGGACCGCATAAGGGGGCCCTATGTCCAGTAACCCGTTAGACGATATTTTGCCCTCGGCCGAAGCTTCACACGCTCGCGCCACGGATTATCTGGGAACCCAGACGATCTTTTTGCGGGCGGTCGTAACCGCCATTAATACGGCGCGGGTGACGGGTCTTTTCACCGCCACGATTGCGCTGGGTTCGACCACCTCCGGCGATATTCAGTGGGTGGTGGATTTGCTCCGGCAGTGTGGGTATGGCGTGACGTTCTCAACCACGAATATCGTAGTCACCTGGTAAGGAGATAACTATGGATGGACTCTTGATGAATGCCGTAGCGGCCCACTCGGCCGCCGATACGTCGGCCGCAACCCAGACGGTGTTTTTAGACGCGGTGGTGGCAGCGATCGTGGTCGCCTTCACCGCCGGACTCTATACCGCCTCGATCGCCTGCGGGACAACGCCCTCGGCGGATGTCCAGTGGGTGACCAAACACTTAAACGACCGGCAATACACGGCACGAGTGACCGGCGCAAATCTGGTGGTCACCTGGTAAATGGGCGGAATCGACACCACTGACGTTGTAAAAGGGCCGATGCCGCACACGGCCGCGGAGTATTCCTGGACGAAACCGACCCAGGAATGCGTCGCCGATTGCTGGGACCGCATCTCGGAGTATTACAACGAAATGCGGCGCACCGGGCGTCTATCGCTCTATCGGAATTCGTTTACGAATTTCTATGCGGGCTGGATTTACCGGGCGTCGATGTACAAGTCGGGCGAGATGGGCGAGCTGACGCGCAGCTTCTGGAACCACGAGCGCAATATTCTCCTGCATATCAAGTCAAAGGTGACCCAGGATAAAGTCGCCTATAAAGCCCAGGTGACCAACTCGGATGCACGATCCGCCCAGAACCGGGAACTCGCCGACGGGCTCATGGAGCATTTCGCCCAAGGCGAAGACTACGGGCTCGACCGGAAACTCGATCAATCCGTCGAGGATTCCGAAGTCTACGGCGAAAGTGCGGTGATTGCGTTATGGAATAAATTCAAGGGACCGGACTATATGCCGGGAATTTCCGAGGGGGATATCGAGTACCACAACATCACGCCCTTGGATCTAATCTTTAACACGGCGGTGCAGGAGCGAGGGCATTGTCAATGGAAAATATGGCGACGCTGGATGAACAAATACGACCTGGCCGCGATGTATCCAGATTTCTCAAGCGAGTTGAAAGGTCTTTCCGATTCCGAAAGCACTTACGGGACGAAGCTTGTCACCCTTATCCATCACGACAACGAGACGATCCCCGTCTTCTACGCCTTCCACGCCGATACGCCCGCCGTGCCGGGCGGCCGGTTTCTCCTGTTTGCCGATCAGACGACCATCTTGGAAGACGACACGCTGGTGGGGGCGGGTTACGCCGACGAGAAGGGCCGCGGATTTATTCCGATCTTTGACAACGTGCCCTCGACGATGGCGGGCTCGCCCTTTGGCTATACCCCGGCCTTCGATCTGATTCCCTTGCAGCAGGAATTAAACGAACTGGTCTCCGCCGTGACGACCAATAACATCAATTTTGCGACGCAGTGCGTGATGGCCCCGAAAGGCTCGAACCTGCACTATCAGTCCCTGGCCACCGGCATGACCTTTATCGAGTGGGATCCGAAGATGGGCCCGACGTCCAAGCCCGAGGCCTTAAACCTCCTGCATTCCGCGCCCGAGACCTACCAGCTGATCGATAAGCTGATTCAAAATATGGAAGTTTTAGCCGGGGTGAGCGCCTTAGATCGCGGCGTACCGGACCAATCGATCACCTCCGGCCAATATGCCGCGCTCATTACGACCAACTCGATTATCTTCCAGGCCCCACTACAAAGAGCCTATGCCGCGCTTTGTGAAAAGGTGGCGACTGGAACACTTCGCATCCTGAAACGGAACATGAAATCCGATCGCGTGACCCAGATCGTAGGCGCGAACAAAGTCTCGGCCGCCAAGACGTGGGGCCCGGACACGCTCTCCGGGATCTCCGGGATCCGCGTCGAGACGATTAATCCGATGCTGCAAACCCCGGCCGGAAAAATGCAGCTGGCGGACGTCTTGATGAAATCCGGTCTGATCAAAGATCCCCAGCAATACATCGGGGTTTACACCGATGGCGACCTGCCGCAGCTCTACCACCGCCAGGAAACCCAGCTGGTGCTGGTCAAAGCCGAAAACGAAGCGCTCTTAAAGGGCCAGGACGTGACGCCTGCCATCACCGACAACCACGTGATGCACATCCTGGAACACACCGCCAACATCGACACGGTGGAAGCGCACTTAAATCCGAATGAGCCGTATGTGGTGGCGACCTTAAACCACATCATGGCGCACATTAACATGATGACCACGATCAATCCGATTTTAGCCGGGATCATCGGCGACCCCTCTTTACCGCCGGGGATGCCGTCCCAGCTCCAGCTTCCGCCGCAAGCGGCACCCCCTCCGGGGGCACCACCGCCTCCTGGACAAACGCCGGGACCAGCCGGTCCTACGCCCGGCGCAGGGCCCGCGGGGCCCCCGGCTCCGGCCGTGCAGCAGAATCAGCAACCGGGCGGCCCGACGCGCCCTGGACAAATGCAACCTAACCAAGGGCCACCCGCCCTACAAGGAGCCGCTTAATATGGCCTATTCAGGTGAAGGATTTTCGATTTACGGAATCAACGGGTCCGGTACGTTTGTCCCGATCGCGGTCACGGGCGGCACCGGGACCACCGGCGGATCGATTTCGACGTCGGTCCCTTCGGCGACCCGAGCCGATACTTACACCGTCGCCGCTTCGGGCGTCACCGTCACGCCCGCGGCTCCCGTGAAATCGTTTTCCATTCTGGTGAAAGGCACCGGGGCCGCCGCGACGGCCTGGAACGTGGTGCTGGAAGGTTCCCTCGACAACGTGACCTTTACCACGATTCTGACGCACACGCAAGTCACCGGGGATGGGGTCGTCCTTTATTCGGGAGCCTCGTTTACGCCGAGCCTTTATTTTCGGTCGCGTCTGACATCAATTACTCTGGCTCCGGCGACCGCGATCGTCGTGACCATTCTGGGAATGCAATAACATGGCTATTCAACCGTCCTCCGTCGCTTCCCTGTCGCTCTCGATTCAATCCGCGAATAATTCTGCTTCGGATTCATTCGGCAGGCTGCGTATTTCGGCTCCCTATTCGGAATTCGACAATAAACAGCTCTACGATAAAAATCCGTTGATCTGGTCGGAACGTATCACGGGCGCTGGGACGTCCATCCATAACCCGAATTTAGCGCAGGTGAGTATGCACGTTGCCTCGACTCCCTCCTCGGTAATCCGGCAGACCAAACAGCGTTTCAATTATCAGGCGGGCAAAGGAATGCTGGTGTCCGTTTCGGGGAATTTTCAGGGCAGCGTTCCCGGCGTGATCAAGCGCATGGGATTTTTCGATGATCTAAACGGAATGTATTTCATGGTGGACGGCACGGGCATGTCCGTGGTCATCCGTAGCAGCGCTACGGGCAGCCTCGCCGAGACGGTGGTCCCGCAAGCGAACTGGAACCTCGATAAATTGGATGGTCTGGGCTCCAGCGGCATCAAATTGGATCTCACCACGCAGCAGATCCTGGTGATTGACTTTCAATGGCTGGGATCCGGGCGAGTCCGTTTCGGATTTTATTTGAACGGAATTGTCGTGCTCTGTCATGAAATTGACCACTCCAATATCTCGACCATTGTTTACACCTCGACACCGAACCTGCCCTGCCGGTTCGATATTGTCAACGCCGGTACAGGGGCGGCCGCTTCGCTGCTCCAGGGATGCGCGTCCGTGATCTCGGAAGCCGGTTTCGATCAGACGGGTATTATTCGATCCGTTGATCGCGGGATACAAGGCTTAGTGACAGGTGCGGGTAGCACGGCCATCGTCCCGCTCATTTCTATCCGATTAAAAGCCACGCAGACGGGAACCACCATTATCCCGTTATCCACGGAAATCATGGCGGGAACCAATAACGGCCAGATTTTCCGCTGGTGTTTGCTCTTAAATCCTGTCATTGCAGGCGTCGATCATGCGGTCTGGTCTCCGCTGGGATCAAGCTCGGTCGAATACGATATTTCCCGCACGGCGGCCAATACGCTTACGGGGGGTACGCAGGTCGCCTCGGGCTATGTCCATAACCGGATCAGTTCGGTGACCGCCCCAGTCGCTTCCACGCTGACGCTGGGTGAGGATCTGAATTTGGTTCAAGATCAGTTTGTGCTGGGTGTTCAGAATACCCAGAGTGCCAATGAAACGTATTTCGGCGGTATCACTTTCCGAGAATTACAGTAAGGAGAATTTATGGCGACCAATGATTCTGCAAGTTCTGTGATTCGGTTCAATGAGATTACACAGGTCTTTGAATACTCCACGGGTAAAACTTGGACGCCCGTAGCCACCCTCCCATTAACGGGCGGCGTTCTCTCGGGGTCGGTGAGTTTTAGTGGGACGACCAATGCCTTTAGCCCGCCGGTCTTGACCACCACCCAGCGCGACGCCCTCACGCCGACCGAGGGGATGGTCATTTACAACAGCACGACACACAAATTGAATGTTCGCACCGCTGCGGCCTGGGAAGCGGTGACGAGCGCCTAATCTATGGCTACTGACACTGCTGCCAACATCGTTAAGGGCGTTACGGAAAAAATTTCGCCTGCGAACGGATCGAACGGGAAGGACGTAACACCTCCTCCCACGACGACGGATGCCTTACCCGTCGATCCGAACGCGGGAAAAGAAAAATACACCGTCGACGGGAAAGACGTCTACCTGACGCCCGAGCAGGCCCGCGCCTACGTGCAAAAGGGCATTTCGTTTGAGCCTCGGATGGATCAGCTGGGCAGGCTTCAGCATGAAACGGCTGCATTTCTTCAGACGTTGCAGGACGATCCGGCGAAGGTGATCTATAACGAACGGTTCGGAAAGCCCCAGGAAGTCTTGAAGAAAATTCTGGGCTCAACCAAAATTTCAGACGAAATCAAAGAAACGCTCGGGCAGTGGTATTACGAAAACGTGATGGTGCCGGAAAAGATGACGCCCGAGCAGCGTGAGGCGATGGAATGGAAAGCCAAAGCCCAGGCGCACGATCAATATTTAATCCAGCAGCAGCAGGCGCAGGTCGAGGCCGAAAATAACGTGCGGGTCAATCAGGCGATGGGCGTTTTGAAAGCGCAAATCAACGAAGCGATGACCGAGGCCGGGGTGCCGCTGGCCTCTAAAATCGCTCCGCAGCTGGCCAAGCGCGTCGCCCAAGTGATGCAGTCAGGGTATTTGACCGGCCGCATGGTGACGCCCAAAGAAGCAATGGCCAAAGTGAAGGCGGAAATTTTCGAATACCAGAAGTCCTATTACGACGTGTTGGACGAGGACAAGCTGGTGGAACAGCTCGGCAAAGACAACGCCGAAAAAGTCCGAAAGTTTTATCTGAAGGCGGTCAAAGATGCCGAGAAGGATAAAGTCAAAAAGGAATTTCGCCCGGCAGCCAAGCGCGACGAGCGCAAGACCATGACGCCCGACGAATTCCGGGCGTACTTAGACGACCTCAAAAAGAAGTAACCCGATTTTGTAGCAAAGAGAAGACTTAAACGACCGCTATTCGCACCGCTCGACGCCCGGAGTGTCATCGCTCCCCGCTATCCCGCCCCCGCGAACGCCACTCCGAAAGCCCTTCTCCTGAAAGTAACCCTGGAATGTCCAGGAATTAAATTAAGGAGACCTACCTATGGCTTCAGCCTTTGAAACACAGTCGACCCTCACCGGTCTGTTTAAAGATGTCTACGAAGACAAGATCGTAAACCTCGTCCCGGAATCGTCCGTCCTCCAGAAGCGGATTAAGTTTGTCGAAAACGATAAACGCGAAGGCCGCTTGCTTCACCAGCCCGTGCTATTGGCCTTGCCAACCGGCATGACCTTCGGCGTGGGTGCGGTGGCGCTGGTAACCCCCGTCGCTTCCACCATGGGCGACGCGCAGATCGCAGGCGCGGGTATGACGCTGGCCGACCGGATCACCTATGACGTGGCGGCCAAAGCCGCGTCGGGCGGTGTTCGGGCATTCGTCGAGGCGACCGAACTCATCGTCGACGCACTCACGCAGTCGATGTCGAAATTCATCGAGATCGAACTTATGTGGGGATCGTCCGCGCATGGAACGCTCGGGGAAACGACCGTGCATACGGGCGCAACCACGATCGGGGTGCTCACGATCGACCTGGCGGAATGGTCTGCCGGGATCTGGTCCGGGATGGAAAACATCAACATCGACGCGTACAACGCGGGCGTGTTGGTCAACACCCTGGCTCCGCTGGTGGTGACGTCGGTCAATGTATCGACGCGTGTGGTCACGGTCAGCGGAAACGCGACCGATGTCGCGGCGATCAACACGGCCAACGGAACCGCGCTCCAGCTGTTCCCGTATCTGGCGTTCGGTCAAGAAATGCAGGGGTACTACAACATCCTGGCCAACACCGGGACGATCTTCAACATCAACTCGGCGACTTATGCGCTCTGGCAGTCGAATGTCTATAGCGCTCTGTCCACCGCCTTGAACTTCGGGAAAGTGCAGTCGGCCGTCGCACTCGCCACCGCCCGCGGTTTGATGGAAGACGTGACGGTATTCGTCAATCCGAAAACCTACTCCAACCTCATCACCTCCCAGGCCGGAGCCCGACGCTACGACTCCAGCTACAAGAAAAATGAATTGGAAAACGGAACGGAAAGCCTCTGCTTCTATGGTCCGAACGGAAAAATCGAGATCGTGGGCCACATCTTCATGAAAGAGGGTTACGCATTCATCCTCCCCCTGAAGCGGTGCCAGCGAACCGGTGCCACCGACCTGACCTTTACCCTTCCGGGTATGCCAGGGGAATTCTTCCTGCAACTGCCGGGCTACACGGCGTATGAACTGCGCTGCTACACCCTGCAAGCGGCCTTTTTGAACAGCCCCGCCAAAGCGGTGCTGATCAATCTGATCGTCAACCAGTAACCGTCGTTACTGCCTCGCTTCCGCTCTGGCCTTCCTTGGGGTCCAGGGCGGGGTGAGAGGCAGAACACCTAAAGGAGATTAATTATGGCGAGTCAATTCACGCTGGTGGTTAACGATTTACGCGACACCGCAACGGTTCGCAGTGAAATTATGCCGGGATTCTCCGGCCTCACGAATACGACGGTCGAAAATCAGGGCGACGCCTGGGCGGTTTGCCGAAGCATCGGCTCTTATTTTGAACGCTGCGCGGTCGGAGCTATCAGTGTGAACATCACGGTCGCGACTGGCGTCGCAGCGTCCGCCACCGCCACGTTCTCGACGGTGGTTGCAACCAACACGGTCACGATCGGCGGGGTCACCTTTACGGGGTCCGATACCGCCTCGGGAGCGGTCCAGTTTCTGACCGGGACCACCGACACGCTCTCGGCCGCGTCGCTGGCCGCGGTGGTCAACGCCAATACCACGGCAAACAAGCTGGTCAAAGCAACGTCGGCCGGTGCGGTCGTGACCTTTACGGCAGTCGCCCCCGGAACCGCGGGGAACTTTATCACACTGACAAAAAATGGGGCTCCCATTACGGTGACGGGCTCCGGGTTCTTAGCGGGCGGAACGACGGCCACGCAAGTCGTAATCAGCGAGGGTCTATAACCCATGAAACCCCCAAAGAAAATGTCGGACGGAGAAGTGAACGACTTCGCCTTCAAAAAGCTGGTGGGTGATTTGGACGGGATCGAAGCCGAAGGAATGTTTAGTGAAGAAAATCCTATGCCAAATCCTAGCGAGGGGACTCACTCGACTACTGTTACTGGTCCTGGGTACTCCATCGAAATAAAAAACGGGATGGACGGCCAGCAAACCAAAGCGATGCCCGAGATTAAAAAAGCCCCCGAAGAGGACGAGGAAGAATCCGAACTCGGTAAATAAGGAGCCTCATGGTTGCCGCTGCCCCGGACTATACCGTCGATGGCTCGAGCCTCGCCTTAGTATCCAGCGTCTATCGCGGGATACTCGCGCCGAATGCCCAAAACGCCCAGCAGCCGGAAGACGTCATCGCATTTATGGATCAAGAAATGCGGACGACGATCGTTCCGCTGGTGCTGGCCGCCCAAGAGGAGTTTTGGGTCAAAAATTACGATCAGCCGGTCGTGAGCGGGACGTTTAACTATACGATCCCGAAGCGGGCCGCCTTTGCTACGTGGCGCGACGTTGTTTTCGTCGATCCGAACAAAAACGAAATCAATATGTCGATGCTCTCGCCGGAATATCTGAAGCTGACCTACCCGGCGGGCGGAAATCCTCCGCTCTATGCGTTTGGCTTTATCCTCCAAAACGACCAGATCATTCTCTATCCGAACACGCTGCCCGCGCCCACGCAGTACCGGCTGCGGATGAAAATTAAGCGTCGCCCGAACAATCTGACCCAGACGACCAACTGCGCCCAGATTATCTCCATCAATACGGGAACCAATGTCGTCTCGGTCTCGGCCGTTCCGACGACCTGGACGGCAACCGATACCTTCGACATCATTCCGAACTCGCCGCAGTTTACCAGCCTCCGCGACGATCAAACGATCTCCCTTATCAACGCGAACAATCTCACGTTTTCCAGTCCTGGGGTGGATCCCTTTACGGGCCTGCCCTTGTCCGCGCTCCCGACGAATGCCGAGACGGGTGCATTCACGATGCAAGTGGGCGACTGGGTGTGTCCGTCTCAAATGTCCTGCATTCCGCAGGTGCCTTACGATATGTTCCCGCTTCTCGTCCAGCGCTCGATTATCCGCGTCCTGGAATCTCTGGGCGACACTCAAAATTTGACGGTGGCCGAGCGCCGTTACCAAGACATGGCCGTCGATTTCGCCCGAACCGTCTCCCCCCGCATTGATGGCACACCGAAGAAAATCGTTAACCGCAATACGCCCGGCTGGTGGGGAAACGCGGGCTTTCCGTTTATGAGGTAACCCATGGCAACACCCGTCAATTACAACGGAGTCAGTTACAGCATTCCCGCTTTCGGGGACGTCGGATACGCCCAAGGGCCCGGAAATCTTTCGTCTTACTTGATTGCTCTGGCCGGTGGGCCGCAGGCAACCGGCGGACTCTTCTCGCTTACTGCCCCGCTCAACTTTGGTCCGAATTTCGGGCTGATTGCCGTCAATTACACGACCACCACCGCAAATCCGGCCACCGCTGGACAGATCCGCCTGGCCAAAACCGACACGATCGACTGGCGAAATAATGCCAACTCGGCGAATCTCCCGCTTGGGATCAACGGTTCGGATCAGCTCACCTATAACGGGGTGGTCATCTCGACTGCGGCCGCGGGCGGAACGGTGAATGCAGGCGTGGCCGGGCGCTTAACGCTTTACCCCGCTGCGGGCAATACCGTCGACGATGTTTACACACAGAACGCTTTCGGGATTGACGTCCTGATCGCCACCCAGGCTGCGCGGTCGATTGCGCTGGAATACACGATCCCAAATCCTGGGAATGCGGTGGCCGCGGCCACCTTTGCGCTCCTCGAACTCGCCCAGACGTTTACCGCGACGCAGACTTTCGCAGCCGTTACTTTGACCGGCGTATTGACCGGCGTAAACGCAATCTTTTCTGGGACCACAAACCAGATCGTCCTCGGCACTACCAACACGGTCACGATCACCTCCCCCGCTCCAGCGGCCTCTCGCGTCTATACAATCCCCGACGTTTTGGGCGCGGCCAGCTTTGTGATGACGGCTGGAGCGCAAACCATCGCGGGAGTCAAAACATTCAGCTCTGCTCCAGTCGTTCCAAACGGAACGACGACAACGCAGGCGGTCAATTTCAGCCAACTCCAAAATGAAGCATTGAACATTGCGGATAACGGAGGGTTTGAAATCAACCAGCGCGGAACGACGTCAACCAATCCCGCCAATAACACCTACGGAACCGTCGACCGGTGGAAGGTGCAAAACTCCGAAGCCACCACCGTGACGGTAACCAGGGAAACGACAACTATTGATACGGTCGGGCTTGCTTCGATGAAAGTCGTGGTTACGGGCAGCACGGCTTCAAAGTATTGGCAGGTGATGCAGAACGTCGAAAACTACGCCGATTACAGAGGAAAGACCCTTACCCTTTCCGTTCGCGTGAATGCGAACACGGCCTCCGCCGTCAGGGCTTCGCTTTATGATGGCACGACGCAATCCTTTTCCTCCTATCACACGGGGGGCGGCGCATGGGAAACCCTAACGGTGACGCAGGCGATTTCCGCCACGACGACGGACTTGGAACTGATCATCGGAATGTGTCAAGCCGGGGACAAGAAAAACGGTACTTATTATTTCGATTCGGCTATGGCGGTGATTGCCGCCGAGCCCGTTGCTTTTGTCGGAACGAATCCCGAGGTGGATTTGGCCCGATGCCAGCGTTTTTATACACGCCTCGGAGACAAGGTTACAAACGAACAGATGGTCAGCTTAATGTGTTGGACAACCGTTCTCGCGCTAGGTGCTTACCAATATCCCGTTCCGATGCGAGCTGCGCCAACAATTACATTCACAGGTCCAACGAATTTCCAGATTTACCACTCCACTATAGCGACCAATGCGACCGCAATGTCTGCTTCAGTCCCCAGCGTCATGAATTGTCAAATTGCGATCACGGTTGCTTCTGGATTGACAGTCGGGCGGGCTGGGATCTTGACGCAAAGCGCCACGTCGTCGTTCATTGAATTTTCGGCGGACCTGTAAGGAGCATCTATGGCAGAAAATTATAAATGGCTAGTTCTTAACTCCGTCATAAAACGCCTTTCAGACGGTGCGAATATTCCAAACGATGGCGCAAATAAAGACTGGCGGGACTTCCAGACGTGGTTGCTAACGCCTGGAAATGTCCCCCAAGATGCCGACCCGCCACCGACCTCCGCTGAAATATTGGCGGGAGATCGTGCCGTCGCTCTTAATGAACTTCTGGACGCCCACTCGAACTCTAAATTAATTCGGGCGGTCTTCCTGGTCGCCCTGGACGAAGTTAACAACCTTCGTCAACGGGACGTGGACAATCACGCAGACGTAGCGGCCGCGGCCTCGCTGGCTAATCTGCAAACCCGGTGGGCTGCGCGGGCTCCTCTGGCCGCCCGCACCATCGCGCAATTCAAGAATGCCGTCCAATCAAAAATTACGGCGGGGGATGCTGACTAATGCTTCCTACGGTCCAACTTAAAAATTTGGGGCTCATGACATTCCCGAATCTACTCTCGGAAGTTCCGCCGGGCGGCATGACGATCGCCTCGAATGTGAATATCGATCGCCCCCAGGTGGCCGAGACGCGCCGGGGGTTTGATTTCTATGGGACCACGCTACCGTCGCCAGCGATTAAGGGCTACAACTACGACAACACTCTGATCTGGTACCTGCTAAACGGAAAGCTGGTCTATGACTCCGACGGCATCGGTACTTGGGTCGCCTATGCCGGATCCTTTTTCCCGCCCGCGGGCAGTTTTATCTTCTCGACGCAATCCTCGGGCAATTTCTATTTCACGACCAATAACGGAGTTTATAAGCTCGATTCCGTAACTGGAACGCCGCGCCTGGCCGGATCTCCTCCGGCGCTCGATCTCCAGGGGGCGATTTCTGGCGTCGGAAACGCCGTGACGAACAACTCCCAAGTCATGTACCAGGTTGTTTTCGGCTATATCGATGCAAACGACAATCTCATTCTGGGCGCTCCATCTCAATTTCTTTTCGTCAGTAACAGCGCGGGCTCGACCCAACAGGTCACCCTCACGATCACGATCCCCGCCGGATTGACCACGCAGTATTTCGTCCAGGTTTACCGCACGGCCAACACCGGGTCGCTTTCGATCCCACCCGGCAATAACGCCCAGCTGATTATCGAGCATAACTTGACGGCGGGCGAACTTATTGCCAAGTCGGTGACGCTGATCGACAACATCCCCGACACGCTCCTGGGCGCGTTTATCTATACCGCCGATGGCCAGCCCTCCAATTTCCCGAATGATGTTCCGCCGCTGGCGCTCGATATCACCACGTTTCAAAACATGACGTTTTATGCCAACTATCACACGACCCAGACCTCGGACGTAACGCTGATCTCGGTCGGCGCTCCGCTCGGGATTCAAATCGGCGACACGTTCCAGCTCACCGACGTCAATTCCGCGACCACCTACACCTACACGGGGGCCGCGGCCAATAATGCGGCGCTTCGGACCTTTGCCATCGTCACCGGTGGAACGATCGCCCAGAATATCGACGCCACGGCTCGAAATCTGGTGGCGATGATCAACCAAGACACGCTCAATCTGTTTTTTTACGCCTATTACATCACCGGCGAAAACATTCTGCCTGGCGCAATCCAGATCAAATCCCAAAATCTGCAAAACGGGCCGTTTACGGTAAATTCCAGTCGGCAAACCAGCTGGAGCCCGCAGATTCCGGCTGCGGGCAACACCTATATCAGCGCGAACAACGCCCGGCCGAACGGATTTCTGGTTTCAAAAATCAACCAGGCGGAAGGCGTCCCGCTCGCCTATGAATATCTCCTCCAGGCGGGCACGATCAACATCATTATTTACCGGATGATCGCGCTCCAGGATGCGGTCTATGCGTTTACCAACGGCGGAATCTTCCGCATTACGGGATCCGACCCTACCGCACTCCAGACGCTGTTATTCGATTCTTCGGCGGTCCTCTTCGGCCTCAATACGCCCGTCGTCCTCAACAATTCCATTTATTACGCCTCAAACCAAGGTGTATGTAGTGTTTCCAGCGGCGGAAACCAAATCATGAGTCGGAATATCGAGCGTGACCTTTTGCGCCTCGAACAAATCGCGACATTTGTCTCCCAGGCCTTCGGATGCGTCTACGAATCGGATCGCATCCGAA